TCGCTTGTGAACACAGTTTTATAGAGCTGTATTGTATCTTCTGGCGTCATTACTCAGCCGCCTGACCGGCTTCTATCGCTCTTACCATTGGCGCTGCATTACCAGCTGCCTCAGCTGTCTGCATGAGCTGTTGCTGTTCTGCCATTGCCGCCTGTTGTTCCTGGCGCTGGGCGCGCAATATAGCAACCTCTTGCTCGCCCCTCACTGCCGTTGCCGGCACACCAAGGATTTTTATTAAGTGCTTGGAAATGCCGTCGCTGTCCACATAATCCATAATGCTCGGATCAAGCTGCGATAGCGGCGTCATTAGCTCCAACAATCTGGTCATTGAGGCAATATCACCCTGACGCTGTGCCTTAGCCAACGGACTAACATAGATGATTTCTATGTTTGAACCGCTCATAAACTCTGGCGCTGGAACAAATGCTTTTTGCCGGGACAATATGCTATACACTCTGGTGATTAGAGGTTGCAGCAGCTCCTGGCTTAATCTGCCGGTAAGCGGACCCAGCAGTCTCATTTTTTCTTCTGTCCTTTGAACCACCTCTGTTGCCGTCATTTGCGGCCCGGTGCCTAAAATCAGCTGATCTACATAGAACGCCGCCCGGATTGCGCCCCGACGTTGTTCTTCCATATTTAGACCCAGAGGGTTGTTTGCCCCTATATTTAGTGGTTCTATGCGGTCGCGTGTACCAGATCTATAAAAGTTGAGGCCGCCCGGCACTGTCCTGACCGGCAGCATAAAGCCATCATCCGGCACAAGCAAAGGGGGGTCGATTTGTTTTTGCGCTGCTTGAATAATTGTTTTGCTCATTAGATTTAACATTTTTACATCTGGTAATGCCGT